CACGCGAGCTCGAAGTAAGCAGCCTCGCCAAGGTCGAGATCCGTGATTTCAAAGCGTGTTCCAACCATAGCGCATACTCCTTCAGCGGCTGAGAAAGTCCATGGCAGCGGCGACGAGGTCGCCCTCGAAGTAGTGTCCGCCCCAGGGGTTGTTGTCATAGTCAAGCCGCCACGTGACATACTCAGTGCGACGGAACAGCGCGAGCACTATGCGCCGATCAAAGCTTACGTCGCGATATGCCATGACGACCGCCCCATTGCTCAGCTTGTCGCCAAGCTTGAGTGCGCGGCCGATCATTTCAACTTCAACCATTTGAGTTCTCCCATTGCCTGCACTAGCGCAGGTGAATGCAGCGTGAGCGAACGCTGCATCCATACGCGTTAGTCGTCTTTGCGGTCAAAAGCCTTTGCAAGCGTAGCGCAAATGCGCGTTGCTTCGCTGTAGCCAACGTTGCGGCAGAAGTTTTCGATCTCATTGACCGCCCAGCCGAAGCGATCGGACCGGTCGACGTTATCGTTGTTGTCTGCGTTGAGCTGCACTTGATAGCGGTTGAGGTCTTCGATCAATCGCTCGGCATGCTTCTTCATTTTCTCGAGATACCTATTTGCACCGCCCAGCGCATAAGACCGCGCATGCTTGACGCCCTCGGCATGAGCATATACGTCAAAGTCGGCTTGGTACTTCGCTTTGTCCGCATGCGCAGCACTAAGCATCAGTTGGCTAGGGAACACATACTTGTGCGCCCCTTGGATCCAAAGGATGCGCGACGCGAGCTGATAGCGTTGAACGTTCGTCGTGTCTGGGTTGCTGTTCGCAGCGTCAATAGCCATACCCGCCTCTGCAAGCGCTGCGTTCTCCTTTGCAGTCATCTCAGCGCGCGTAAGCTTCCGTGCTTTGTAAGCCATATTTTGTTCTCCCATTGTATCCTGCACTAGCGCAGGCAAATGCAGCGCAATGCGCTGCATCTGTACGCGTTAGTAGCCGTATAGAATCATATGCGCGAGCAATGAGTCAATTTGGTCGTGCCGCAAGCCGCCAGCTGTGCATGCCAATTCCCTTGCGAGTCGTAAAGCATTAGCAAGGTCAGGCGCAGCGTCGCGTAGCGCTTTAGCAGCAGCACGCACGTCCTTATGATGCTTTCTCGTACGCGCAGCGAACGTTTCGACGTCATTTGCTCTTTTCGCTGCTGCAACGCCTTGCTTGTGTCCCTCCAAATACTCCGGGTGATCGTCGCCTGGGACGCGGCCGTTCCAGCCAGCAATGTAGCCGTTAGCGCGATGGTCACGTTCGATCGTCACGCGCTTCGCTTTGAGCATATTTGTTCTCCCATTGTGCACCAGGAATCATCAGTGCAGCGTAAGGTGCTATAGCTGCATAGCGTCAATGCAATTGCATATATCGCCTAATCCCGCGCTGCGGCGCTAGAGGCATATGCAAAAGCATTGACGCTTTCATCAGTAGAACAATGAGAGAGAACTTTATGTTTGCACCCAGCATGAGTCCCAAACCGAGCGTGTGGTCCGTCCTGCTATGCTAAGGCGCGTAGTCCCGCGCTTAGCGCTACCCCACTCCCGCTGCATTGCTGCTAGCTAAGGGGACTCGCGCTGCGCTATGCGCACCGTCGCATGCATTTCGTTGCCTAGAAGCTACTAGGATACTGCACGCTGCCGACTCATGTCTGTCACGGCGGTCCGGCTGGTCCCGTTGCTGGTGCAGACGTCAGCGCACCGAAGCAAGAGGTCCTCGTCAGGTACTCCGTCACCCATTCCCCAATCCCGCGCTGCGCTGCGCTAAGGGGTCCTGGTGGGGAGCAGCTAAGCAGCGCTTAGCTAGTCCGTTGACCGCTGGGAATGGGGGCGGGGGGTCGGACCCCGCGAGCAGCTAGCGCTGCCTCATTCCCCCTCTTTAGGCTGTTATTTAGCTAGGGGATTGACATAAATATACTATCTGCGCGCAGATCTGACTACTAGATAAAAACCCACTACGATTTCAAGGGGTTAGTAGGGGGTCATTGCGCTTCCGCCTAGGCGGAACGGCGCACTTTTGGCTCGCAGCGTTGCGCTAGCTAAAACTAGCCAAACCCCCCACAGTTTTGCGCAGCGCAATTTCCCTGCATATGCCCGTGCATATGCCTATTAGGGCAGCTATTACAGACCAATTTTTCAGCGATGCGCAATGAGCAACGCTACGCTGCTGCGGGACTGCTAGCATGCTGTTGGACGCAATGTCGTGTCCCCGCTCTTTGTCAGGAGAATCAGCTATGCAAGTTGCAGAGTTCGCGCCTGCGCGCGACGAGAACGATCAGCCACGCTACGCGTTGATTGCTGCATATGAGGCAATGGTCGACGTTGGCAACATCAACAATGCAAACGCAGTCCTAGCATTGCTTCAGCAGCGCGTACCCGCTTCTGCGCAGCAAGAAGAGATGTTGCTCACGGACGAGATAGCGGTAGCGATCTACGGCTAAAGCGGCAAGCGCCCCTGGGCTTTACGGCCTGGGGGTTTCTTTTTGCCTAATGCATGCAGGTCAAGCATCTCCCAACTGCGCGGTGCACTCGTCAATGCTTTGAGCGCGTTCTTACCTTCACGTACGAGCTCACGCACTCTGCGTTCGATTGGTGAACAGACGAGGTCGTCAATAATCAGAGGACGCTTGCCGCGCTGCTCAGCTAGCGGACGCGCCTCGGCTTGCGTGCGTGTGATGGGACTGACGGGACTCTCATAAAACAACATGTAGTCAGCGCGATGTAAGTCAATTGACATGCCGCCTTTCGCCGTGTTAGCGACAAGCACGTTGATGTCGCCGCGCTGAAACTTGCCAATCGCGTCCTTGTCCTTTGTGCCGCCGTAGAACCATGCATGCTTGATCTTAGCAGCCTCGAGCAGTCCGCATATGCGGTCCCCTGACTCCGTGAACTCATGAAAGATGATGAGCGCTAAGTCAGGGTCTATCTTCTCGAGCAAGTCCGACAGCCACTCAACCTTCGACGGGTGCGTGAACTGCCGCATATGCTGCTTACCATCGCTGTCCGTGAAGGGTATGAACCCCGACGAGATCTGCCGCAAGCGCACAAACGAGTTCTGAATCTCATGCACATCTCCGCTGTGAATCATGCGTGCACGCTGCACGACCTCGTTGTACGCCTCCGCCTGTTCAAGCGACATGGTCAGCTCGATGACATCAGGCCGCACATCAACAGCGCGTACCTCCTTCAGCTTGTAGCTGATCGCTAGGGTGGCAAGCTTCGCCTGCAGGAGCGGTAGCTTGTCATTGTCAAACACGTAGTCGTAGTTGGCCCAGGTCTCAACGCCAGTCTTCTCGTTTTTGAACAGCCCTTTGTGCCGCCCGAACCAGTTCTTCTTGCGCGCGCTGAAAGCAGCCTCGAAAAATGGGTAGCTTGCGCTGAGCGCTGCTCCTTCATCTAGGAGATAGCTGGACGGCCATATCGCAAGCTTGTTGCGGCCGATTGGTGTGCCAGTCAGTCCCAAGCGAAAGCGGCACCCCTCAATGATCTTGGCAGCGATCTTGAAACGCAGCGACATATGGTTGTTGCACATGTGGATCTCGTCCGCAATGACGAGCCCGAACTCCTCCGCCGCAATGTGCAGCGCTGCATAGAAGGGGTAAAGTTTAGGCTTCCCCGCGCGTCGTCCCCGCTGCGCTAGGCGTTTCTCGGAGAAGATTGCCTGCAAGCCAGACCAAGGTAGCACGATGAGGTCGACATCCGTTGCTAGCGCGTCGATGAACTCTTGCACATCGTTCTGCACATAGCATGCTGATAGATTGGAGTGCTTCGCGATCTCATGCTTCCATACTGACAACCCGACAGGCGAATGCGCGATGACAAGCCCCTTCTTGCCTGCCCGCCAGAGATTGGCTTTGCGCAGGTGCATAGCCCAGTCGAGCGCCATCTTTGTCTTGCCCAACCGAGGGTCGTATTGCAGCACAGCGCGGCGCTGATACAGCGCAAATGCAACGCCATCAAGCTGATGCTTGCGGGGGGTTGTGATTGGTGCGTAGGGTTGTCCTGTCGAGTCGTAGATCAGGCGCATAAGCGCTGCCTCGTCCGCGCCTTTGAATTTGGGCAGATGAGGCAGCGGCTTCGTTAGGAACGCCTCAATCGCTTTCTTGGAGATCGGCATTGCTGGTCAGCGCCTTGATGATGCCTGGGAGCACGCGCGCTGCATGCGCTTTCTCAAGGTCGCCGTTCTCGAGATCGCGCAGCGCTTTGTTGTAACCTTGTTCCTGCGCAGCAGTCACATCGCGCGTGTACTGGGAGCCTAGCTCATAGAACTGTCGATGCGTTGGACTGTCCTCCCGCCGCATTTGCGCAAGCTCTGCATCCTTACTGCGCAGTAGCTCTATGAGGCCAGGCAGATCAGCAGCAAGCTTGCATGCAGGCGCGTCAAGCTCATGCATGCCGAAGTGGATGGCTGCTGCCTCGCGTTTGAAGACTTGATCACAGTGGTAGCAACGATAGAGCCAGTTAGCTTTTTCCGTCATCTTCCTTCTCCCCTGTCATACGCGAATTCTCTTCAGCCGCGAACTTGCTAAAGTAGACACTGTCGAGGCAGAACTGCCCGATGTCATAGGCTTGCGTGATCATGACCGAAAAGTTGTCCCGCGCATTACGCGCACCATCGACAAGCAACCGCGCAAGCCCCTTTGTCTTCTCGCGGGATGTCTGACTGTAGGTGATGATGAGGTCAGCAATGCCAATGACCGTGTAGTCCTCAGATGACATGGTGCTCGTCACTGTCTTCGCCGTCGCTGACCCCCTGTTCCCATGATGCACGCATACTAGCGCCATATTGCGGGACGATGCCACGCCGTGCAGCCGCGCAAAGATCTGCGCAAGGTCTGTACGCAGGTTGCGTGAATCCATTGCCATACGGTTGGGAGAGTCAATGAGTAGCAGGTCAGGCTTAAACTTCTCGACGCGTTCGAGGTAGTCCAGGTAGGCTGTCAACTGCCCAACCGTCAGCGTCGACATGGGGAACTCTTTGATCAGCAGTTTGGGGCGCCGCTCGAACGCCTTCAACTTGCGCGCTATCTTCTCCTTGTTCCCGCGTGAGATCGCTTCGGCCTCAATGGAGTCAAGCTCAATGGACGCGAGCCGTTGCAGGTCGTCCTTCTTGAAGCGCGTCACGCGTATCGTCGCATCAGCGTCTGATGTCATCGCATTGATCGCCTGTGCGTAGCGCTGCGCTGTCAGCTCCCAGCTATTCTCGAGCGTGATGTGCAGCACAGACTTGCGATGCATGAGGTTGCGTTTGCCGCAGTTGACGACGAACCATGACTTACCTTTCTTCGGCGGAGCAAGGAACAGTAGCATCGTCTTGCGGGCTGGTGTCGCGCCGAATTGGTCCAAAGTGTCAACGCCGCTCGTAAAGCCGCTGTCCGCGGATCGGTTGAGAAAGGACAGCATCTTGTCTGCTTCATGCAGATAGACGCCCGGCGAACCCTCCTGCTTGATGCTCTGTTGCTGCTGAATCGCTTCCCTAGCGACCTTGAGCTCCCCGCGCTGCAAGGCGTCAGAAGCTAATTCAATTGCCTTCTGGATCTGGCGCGTCTCAAGGAAGTCGTCCAGGTGCTCGAGCACGAAGCTTGACTGCAGTCTTGGTGCGACCTGCTCCATGCCTTGCAGCAGCATGCGCAGCAGTTGCCCTTCACTGCCGCGCGTCAGGTCCCGCGACAGGAGTTCGGGCATATGGGCGCCGGGCGCTTTGCCGTAGCGCTCGAGATGCGTGATTGCTTGCCGTGCGACACGCTGGTACTGGCGTGATGAGAAGTCTTCAGCTTTTAGGCGGATGATGATCTGCGGTGCTAGTTCATCGCTCCAGACAAGTCCCGTCAGAACTGATTCCTCCAATTCGACGGGGAGGAGGATTTCGTCCTCTTGATCGGTGTCGTCCATGCGTCACGGCAGGTTCGCGTAGAGATGCTGTTGCAGCGACAGGATCGCGCCGTACTTGAGCGCGAGCGCAGCAGCATGTTCGTGATTGCGTTGGTTGGCAGCGCGATCGAGCAATCCCTCTTCCCAGAAGGAGATGCGCTCGTCGTACTCACTGCGCGCCTCAATGCTTGCGTCTGCATCAAGCTTCTTCGGCGGCCGCAGATAGCAGTTCATTGGCGACACGTAGACGCGCCGATGACCGGTCGGCGATGCTTGATAGGCCCAGTTGATTGCCCAATGCGGAATGTCAGTGTAGCCAGCTTCAGTAGCGGACACAATGAACTTGAGGGAGTCGATGCGATCGAGCAGTTTGGTATTCACGCCCATGTACTGCTTGGTGGCTGCGTTGACTTTCGGACTGCAAACAATGTGCGTGCGATGCGGTATATCTTGTAGCCAAAAGCTACCTGCTGTTTCGATTTGCGTACGGCAGCGATGGTTTTGCAGCCGTTGCAGGAAGCGGGGAAGGTTTGCTTGCAGCATAGGCTCGCCGCCTGTCACAACGACAAGCAGTCCCTGCTTCCCCCAAATCGGCGCACCATGCTTCCATGCCTGCTCAGCGAGCGTATCAATGCGCTGCTCGATCTCGTGAAACGTCTGCACATGCCCGCTATCAAACCATGTGTCGCAGAAGGAGCATGCGAGATGGCAGCCAGTCAGCCGCACAAAGACAGCTGGTTGTCCCGCAAATGGTCCCTCACCCTGCAAGGTGTAGAATACGCTTGTGACGAACAGCATATCGCTGTCGAGCATTGCATAGTCGCGGTATGTCCGCTGCTTATTGCCCCCAAACATTGCTCACTCCTGCGCGATGGCAAAGCACTTCCGCGTCTCATCGACCTGCACGCTGACCAAGCGCACACCAGTCCCCTGCAATTGCTTGGGGCCGATAAAGTGCAGGAGATGCAGCGCAATCAACTCAGACGTCGGGTTGAACGGTACTGGGACTATTGACATGTCTATTATGTCCAACACCTCAGCCGAGAAAGCATGCCTTCGATAGCGCAGGTCGTGAAGGAGGGGATCGGATTCCCATAGCAGCATCTTGTGATCCCAGTTGTCCTCGAGCCACATGCAGAGGCGCTTGTTGATGTCGCTGAAGTCAATGACGCGTCCAACGCCATCAAGCTCCTCGGCTGCGCACGCAAAGTGGATGCGTAGGTTGTGACCATGCAGCATGCGACATTTGTTCTCGTGCCCGACGACGCGATGACCAATCGACAGGTCATGGTAGCGGGTGGCTAGTACCTCGGTCATTTAGAGTGCTCC